GGGGTAATCCGTGCAAGGTTTCGCCGGGTTTTGCTCCCGATTTCATGTGATCGCTGGCAAGCAGCAGCCTCGAACGGATTACCCCATCGACCGTGTGGTACATGTCGGCAGTCACGGTCCAAGCGTATTTGTTCTCGGTCTGCGGGATTACGTAAGGATGGGTATCGGGGCACTTGAGATAGCCCCAGTCTCCATAGCTCGGAAACGCAGCGTGTTCGCGGTGGTCGGGTGTGTCGAGGTAAACTCCATCCCAGCACGGCGGGAAGGAAATGTCCGCGACAAGGGTATCTCCGGCGCGGCAGCCGCTCTGAAACACCGCATCTAGGTCGGTGTAATGATCTCCGGTTCCCCCCGTGCAATACCACGATGCACCGGGTGAGCCACCGTTGGGAACCGTCGGATCCCATCCGGCGATGACCCGGTATTGGTTGGGAATGCCGATACAGTTGCCCTCGTAGGTTCCGCTCCCCAATGTGCAGCGAGCGCTCGAGGCCATCGGGCGCTTGTAATAGACCGCGATCCAGTCGGGGTTACGGGCATAGCCTTGATCGTCAAGAAGGGCAGGCATCCAGTAGGCCGAGCGGTTGACCACCTTGGTGCCGTAGTTGCAATTCGAGCTTGTGACACCCGAGAGGCCCGAGCTGGTCGTGGCGTAGGTTACCCCGTTGGCGCCGAAGAACTTGTGCAGATGCGACTCGTCAGCTTGCCCAGGGTAGAGCAGCGGGTCATCATAGCGGAACTCGCCTTCGCCGCCGCAGGTGAACCGGAATGCACCTTCTCCCCCTCCGTAGAGACCGGGAATAGCTCCGGTGCCCCATGAAGCCACCAGCCCTTCACGGAACGGGAACGACGAGACGAGCGCGGCCTCGCCGGCAATCGTCGGCGATGCGACATAGCTCGGTGATGGCGTCGGGGTAGGTGTCGGGGTCGGAGTGGGAGTTGGGGTTGGGGTTGGCGACGGAGCAGGAGCCGCGTTCATCACCGCAATGGCTTCGTCGATCCACCTGTTCGTTGTTTGCGCTTCGGTCTGGCACTTGGTTACAAGGCGCTTCTTGCACGCCGCCAAAGCCCTGTCCGCCGCGTTCCCGGCATAACGCAGTTCGGTGGTCGGGAGCGCCGTCTGCGCTGCCCTCGTGGGGGTTCCAAGGGCTGATACACCTAGAGCCGTCATCGCGCTTTCGATGGCCGTGTTGGCCGCCTGTGCGTCCGTCAGGCACTTCGATGCTTGACGGTTCCTGCAGGCCGCAAGGGCGCGATCCGCAGCGTTGCCGGCGGTCTGGAGATCGGTGATCGGCAGGCTCGATTGTGACAGCGCGGGGACCGAGCAGGCGAGCGCGAGAAGGGCAAGGCGTTTCATGGGGTCACTTCCGGACAAAGGCGATCGCGCACTTCGTTGTGCGCAAGGATCTCGTGCAGGGTTTCGTCGGTGTCCCACTTGTTGCCGCGGTCATCGGCGCCCCGTTCGGGTGCGGGCTCAGCGCTGATCCGCTTGTCGTTCAGGCAGAAATCGCTGACAGTTCGCGGGCGTTCGGGCTGTCCGCATGCACTGCTCAAAGCGCAGACGGTCACCAGCAGTCCCAGCTTGATTGATTTCGTCGCGTGCAGCATTGCCTGTCTCCGTTCGTTCGATGGTCTCGCGCAAGTCTCCCTCGCGCTGGATGGTGGCCCCGATTTCCTGGTTGGCCTTGTCGTCAGCCCGTTCGCGGTGATCGAGCCACAGCCACAGGGCGCCCAAGGCGAGCGCGATCAGGGCGCCGCCGATGGCGAACTTGGCCCACTTCGGCAGACCGAGAAGCGGAGCGAGAAGGCCGATCACTTCCACTTCCTCGTGTCGATGCTTTCGGTCGTTGCCGGGTGCAGCAGGGCATACAAACGCGTGCAGAACTCGCCGGTCTCACTGTCGCGGAAGCGCCGCCACGGCTTGGCGAGGTCTCGAATGCGGGTCGGCTGCGCTATCATGCGGAAGCTCCTAACTGACCAGGCCGAACAGCGTGCCGGCAGCGCCGATCACCAGCCCGAGGATGAGCGCGAACAGGCCGAAGCCCTCGAATTTCTTCGAGTTTCCCGACACCATCAGCTCGAGCCTGGACACCTGTTCTTTGAGCGCTTCAAACTGCGCGAGGTTGGGGAAGTTCTTTTGCGCGTCCATCATCGCGCCGCGGATTTCGTTGTTCGCCTCGAAGCGTTTTTCGGCGGCGTTCTCAGCCTTCAGCACCGCCTCCTTGGCAGCCGTCAGGGCAGCGGTGACAGCCTTCTCGGCAGCAGCCAGAGCAGTGGCGACAGCTTCCTTGTCCGCCAGCCTCAGGGCATCGAATTTCTCATTGAGCGTGCCTATGGTCCACTCTACCTCAGACACCCGCAGCTCTTTCAGTCGCAGCGACCTGGTCGGCAGTGTTGGCGTTCGTCGCACTCGTCTCGGCTTCGGTGGCCTTGGCCTTCGCGACGTTGCGGTCCTTGATGGCGACCGCGCCAGCAATCGAGCCGACCACCACACCGAGGCCGGCAGGAAATGCTACACAGTAGGTGGCGAGGTCGAATGAGCGGCCGAGCACCAGTTCCCATGCGATGAACACATGCGCCCCGACGACGTAGGCCGTGCCCCCCAACGCGCCGACAATCCGGTTGAGCTCGAACTCGCCGGTAATGCCGCGCAGTGCGTTGAAGAAGGCGCCGCTGGTCATGCCCATTTCCCCGCTTCAAGTGCGTCCTGGAACTTCATCGCGAATGCCGTGAGGTCGTCCCAACGATCAGTTCCGTTGATGATGCGGCGGGCCTGCTTGTGCTGATCGGCAGCGCCCTCGCCGCCCGCGGGGATGTAGTCGGAGAGCTTCTTGCCGGTGAACCATCCCTCGGACATACCGGCGACCATGATGCGCGCGGCGTTGGCAGGTTCCATCGCGAGGTCAGGCGCGGCGAGCAGCTTGCCGCCAAGGCCAAGTTCCGTGTCCGCGCGGGTGTAGTTCTTTTCCCACGTGAGCTGCACGTAACCGCGACCGTACCAAGGGTAGTAGCGCAGGTTGCGTTTGCGCCATTCCTCGCTCAGCCAGTACGCCTCGCGCACCGGCTTCATCGTCTCATTGGTTTCCAGCCAGGCGGTCGCGAGCGCGTTGGCGACCCAGCCTGCGCCCCAACCAGCGACCCCGAAGGCCGCGAGGAGCGTTTCGAATCCCTCGACTTGCGGCACGGTTAGCTTGTGGAAGCCGGAGCGCACGGCATCGAAGAAAGCCGGCGGGTTCACCAGCTTGTGCACGATGCCTTCGGGCGAGCCATCTAGGATCGCGTTGATTGCATCAACTTCTGATTGCAGCAGGGGTCGCCCAGCGATTAACCTGATGCGATCAAACAGTTTTGTCTTGACCTCAATCATCGAATACACTACTACTTTGATTATGGCTATTGATCTCACGGGCCAGCGCTTCGGGCGCCTGCAAGTTGTGGCCAGGGCGCCTAACAAGGGCAGCCATTCGCGATGGCTGTGCGTGTGCGATTGTGGAGCGCGCACCATTTCCTTCAGCGGCAATTTGCGCCGGGGACGAGCCAATAGTTGCGGTTGCCTTCGAGCCGAATGGCCGAAGAACAATTTGGCTAAGCCCAACCGAAAAACTCCGGAATACGGAGTCTGGGTTGACATGAAGACGCGCTGCTACAACCCGAACTTTAAGCAATTCGCGGATTACGGAGGTAGAGGCATCCGGGTTTGCACTCGATGGCTGAAAGATTTTGATACGTTTTATAAGGACATGGGGCCGCGGCCCAGTTCCTCGCACTCGCTGGATCGCATAGATACCAATGCGGACTACAGCGCCGGGAATTGCCGATGGGCAGATAAAGTAGCGCAACGGGCCAACCGGCGAGATTCTATCAAAATCGCCTACAAGGGGCGGATTCTTTCGGTCCATGAACTGGCTGAGGCGACCGGTATTTCCCACTCCGCGCTGACCCACAGAAGGCAACGCCGCAGGCTCGATAAGCAGTCGATCATCGACGCCGGCGAACTGCTTTATCCCAAGCGGGGGTAGGCCGCCCATGAAGTCTCGGAAGGCGACGAAGATGGGTTTGCGGTCAGTCATCGCGCTTTTCCTTTTCCGCCGCCTTGTCGGCTGACACGATCAGTTGCGCTGTCTGGCGCACGTCGCCGTAGCCCTGCAGGATCGCCTCAACTCGCATCCGCTGCGCCTCGCTTTCCGCGTGCAGCCGCTTGCATTCGCTCAGCTCGGACTCGACGTGATCGAGCCGTTCGGTCAGTTGGATGATGCGCCCGGTCAGGCTGGAGATTTGCGCTTCCAGTCCCTTGATGAGCCGCTGCGTGCCGCCGTCTAACTGTTCCTCACGCCGGTCCCACCGGCCCGCGATGAACACCGCGATCCACCGCACCGCGAAGAACCCTAGTCCCGCGCCCATGCCGGCCGATCCCCACGACAGGGCCGCCGTCACTTCGGGTATCATGCGCGCGCACGGGCGAGCGCTCTGAACAGGTCGAAATCGCCCCAGTCCTTGCTCGCGATGGTTGCCTGCTTAGCCCGCAGCCATAGCCGTGCGAACGGCAGGGTCAGGACGAGTTGCGCGGCGACGATGAGATTGATGCCGTCGCCGGCATACGGTCGTTCATAGAGCGACCAAATCGGGATGAACAAGGATAGGATCAGCAAGTCCTTCGCCCCCAAAGGGCCTGTCGCGATGCAGGCCACCACAAGGATGTCGATCGTCCGCCAAATCTTGATGTCGAACGGCACGCCCGCCCAAATCAGCCCGCTGGAAACTGCCGCACTCGCCAGCAAGGCCCATGCCGTGCGGCTACCTTTCCAAGCGGAGAGGCACCCGCACAGCACAGAAACCAGAAACACCTCATCAATCGTCGTCACTGGGGACCTGGTCAGGCGAACTTGCCGGCGGGGAGGGCGGGGGCGGAGGAGGAGGCGGGGGAGGTGAGGGAACGCGTGCCATATTCATGTCCTTTCTTTGTGCGTTATCAGGTATTTGCGATTCTATCTTGCAGCGGCAGCGGTCGATGAGCTTGATGGCCACCACGGCCATGATGAACACGATCGCGACGATCCCGATGACCGCGAAGAACTGAAACAGCGTCATCGCCGGTCTCCTTTCCGCCATGCATGTCAGGCGGTCTCCAGCGCCGCGACGCGCGCCTCGAGTGAAGCGAACCTGCCCTGCATCCACGGAATGAGCAGGAACAGCAGCTTGCCCGGCGTCGCCTCCCAACGGTCGGGATTGGTCTTGTCGACCAGTCCATAATCGACCCCGAATGCCGCTTGCAGCGCGTCTAGCTGCTGGGCGATAACGCCGATCTGCTCGCCTTGCGGCATCCCCTCATCGATCCAGCGATAGGTGGCGATCTGGACCGCTTCCATGAAGCCATTGGGGACTTCGAGCGGGGCAATGTCGGTCTTGAACCGGGCATCCGAAAGCGCGGTGATCGTGGTGACCTGCGCCCTGATCGTTGCAATCGAAGCGTTGCCGAGCGTGATCTGGTTGTCGCCCGTGCAGGTCGCGCCGTTGCCGAGCGACGTACAGTTCGCCGCAGCAGCGGTGCAATCGGTGGCATAGCCGATCATGGTGTTGCCCGTGCCGGTCGTCAGCGTGGCGGCGCTGGTGCTGCCGACAGCCGTATTCGTGCCGCCCGTTACCGAAAGCCCCGCATGGTGGCCGACAAACGTGGTGTCGTTGTTCGTCACGACCGCCGTTCCGGCGTTCTTGCCCACGGCGACGTTGCGGGTGCCGCTGGTGTTGCTGTCGAGCGCGTTGGAACCGACCGCGACGTTGTTTGCCGCGGTGTTCACCCGTAGCGCCTGGTAGCCGACTGCGACGTTGAAGGTGGTCGTCTCGATCAGGTTCAGCGCCTGCGTGCCGATGGCAACGTTGCCTTCAGCCGTCGTCGCGATCTGCATCGCCAGCCGGCCCATCGCGATGTTGTCGACCGCAGTGGTGAAATAGAGCCCGGCCTGGAACCCGATGCCGATATTGTACGTGCCGGTCATCGACGTATTCGACCCGCAAGTCGAAGTGCCGATGCCGATGTTGAAGCTGCCGGTGGTGATCTTGTTGCACGCGCCCGTGCCGAAAGCGGTATTGTTGTCGCCGGTCGTCAGCGACCCGAGCGACTGGACGCCGCCGGCCGTGTTCTCAAAGCCGGTGGTGTTGTTTTCCATCGCGTGCGAACCGAGCGCGGTATTGTAATACCCGGTGGTGTTCCCGAGCAGCGCGCGCGAACCGACCGCGACTTGCCGGCGGCCGGTGGTATTGGCTTTCAGGGCCTGCCCGCCGATGGCAACGATATGGTTGCCCGAAGCGTAAGTCGGGCCCGAGCTCGGATGTTGCTCGGGAATGAAGGTGTTCGCCTCGAGGCAATCGAAACCGAACGCGACCACCGACCACGCATCGTTTGCAGCGACAGTCCGGCTGTCGCTGATCTCGCCATCGGTCATCTTGAACCCGGCGGGCAGGTTCGAGGTTATCCGATAGGTCAGGCCCTTCCCGAGGACGAGGCGGCCTGCCTTTGCGGCCTGGAGCGCGGCCAGCGCCGTGGCGTCGTTGACTATGCCATCGCCGACCGCACCGTAATCGGACGGCAGGACGTAGGCGGCACCCGCGACGTCGTACCACGCTTTCACGTCGGCCATGACCGCGCGGATCGCGTCGTTCACATTCGCACGGTCCATGCCTTCAGCGATGGACACCCCGCCGACAGAGGTATTGAGGGACGCACTCACGTTCCATGCGCTAACGGCCATGCGGCTGTCTCCATTGAGAAAAGCCCCACCGAAGTAGGGAAGGTTGGTCGAGGGGCAGGGATGTGGTAGGAGGGCCGCATGGACCCCAACAGACGCCGCGAGTGGCGGCTAACTTTCAGTCCCGGAGAGTGGCTTTGGGTAGCCGGCGCATTGGTCGTGCTGGGCTCGGGCTGGATTCTAATCCTGACTTAGCGGGCGCCGAACATTCCGCGCTGGCGGGGCGGAGTGGGATTGACTTGCCCGGTGGCGCCCTGTGACGCGAGCAGCGCCAGCGCCAGCCTCTCAGCTTCAGGATCGAGGAACGGGGCGCGTGCGACGGCGCCGCCATTCCTCGCTGTCAATTCGGCCATGTTGGCGGCATTGACGCCCATGCGCGTTGCGGCCATCCTGCCGCCGATGCCGAGCCCGGCCGCGCCAGTGCCGGCCACCATCGCGCCGACAGGTCCCCCAAGGTAGGCTCCCAGCGCAGTGGGAGCGCCGATACCGAGCGCCCCGGAGACCGGCCCCGTTGGCGCCATCCTGCCAAGCCCGCGCGCAAGGTTGGACCCCCACGTCCCTCGAGACACCTTTCGGATAGCGTCCTGCACTTCGGGAGTAAACCAGTTCCGCTCATTGACGACGTTGCGGTCCAGCCCGCGGAATTGCGTGCGCAGCGCGTTTTCGAGCCCTGAGCCGGTGAACTTGCTGGCCTCGACATCGGCAAGTTCTCGCGCCTTGCCCAAATCCTCCGCCTGAAGGTAACGGCTCGCCACGTCGCGCGCCTGATCGAACTCGGGGGCCATCGGGCGCACCCAATCGTCGAACTGGTCGGTCAGGAGGCCAGCCAAACGTCGGTCTGACCCTTCGACACTGCCCCGGCCTTCTGCGAGAACGCCGCGGACCGTGTCCATTTCAGAGGGCGTCATCTGCCGCCCCTCATACTGTTCGACGAGGTTCAGCGACTTGTTTGTGCTAGTCGGCGCGTCGGTGATCCGCCCGGCGGGGCCGAGTTGTCCTTCGTTGCGCAAGGTCTGCCGGAAGTCGTCGGCAAGCTGCGTCGTTTGCGTCGGCCCCGCCACGACCCCGCGCTGCTCGGCCGCGTCGTAAAGGCCGGACGCCTGCCGCTTGAGATCGTCGACCGTGGGGACGGCGGCGTTGATGCCGCGCTGCCTGGCGGCCTGGCCTGCCGCGGCCAACGGGAGCCCTGTCGCGAGGCTCCCGAGAAACTCGCCCGTCATGTCCGCTGCGGGGTTATTCGGGAACACCTCGTTCGCGGTCGCAGCCCCGGCCCCGCCGCCGGCAGCGGCGACAAGCCCGCCGATAAGCGACCGCATCGTGCCGGCGCCAGCCCCGACCGGAACGGCCGCCGCGCCAACGGACTCGCCCGCACGGCGAAGGAACCGGCCAACGTCGGTAGTCGGTTCCGCGCCAGTCAGGCTCCAGTCGCGGAACTTGTTGCGCCACCATTCGCCGCCGCCGAGCGAAGGCTGCCCGGTGATTTCGCTGATTTCGCCCGGCGTCTTGAGATCCGAGCCGAACAGGTAGTTGATCGCGTTGGTTGTCCCGGTCTGCAATGCGTCCGGGATGTCACGGACCACGCCGAAGGTATTGGCAATGCCGGTGTTGACGCCGGACATGGTTTGCGAGACGGGCGATTGCTCGTAAGTCGCGGCCGATGCCGGCGCCGTCCCGCGACCCTTGTTGCGGGCTTCCACAACCTCATCGAGATTGGTCATTCGGTCGGCCGGCAACCCGGCGGCGCCCAGCTTCTCGCGCAGCTCGGCAGGCGAAGCGTTGGGATTCGCCGCCATGACCTCATCATAGCTACGCAACTGCTCAGGAGTCAGGCGACCCTCGCGCTGGTCGATTTCCTGGAGTGTTCCGACGAACGGGGCCGCGGCGTGCGGGCCGATGATGCGTTCCGGGTCGATGCCGTAAGCCTGCGCGTCGGCCGTATAGCGCCCGCGCTCAGCATCGTATGCCTGCGCCATCTGGATCATCTTCGTGCGCATTTCGCGGATCAGGCCCGCGCGCGCCTCAGGCGAGAACGTGCCGGTTCCTTCAAGCTGCTTTTGCGCAGCGGCGTAGGCGCGGCCAAAGATCGTATCGCTGTTCGCGACCCCTTCGGCTTCAGTCTCGCGTACAACGCTGCCGGGGTCCATGATCTTCGCGTAGGCGTAAATGAGCGCGTTCGATCCCTGCGGCGTGTTCGCGGTCTTGAGGCCCTGGACGAACATCGGCAATGCCAAACGATAGTCCTTTATCGGCTGGCTCGCGTTGTAATCGTCGCGCAACTTGAGGCCAATGTCCCGCGTCTCGCTACGGGCGGCGATGCCCGTGCGCACCTCGTCACGCTGTCCTGCCTCTTCGGCGCGGCCCTCTTCCGCGCTTTCGCGCGCAACCCGCGACGGGTTGGGCTGGACGTAAACAGGGCTGGCAGCCGGTTGCGCCGCGTATTTTTCCCAAGGTCTGGGCATTTAACGATCCCCGATCGTGATGTTGTTGTCGCGCATCCACTTGTCGAACGCCGCCTGCCCCCCGGCACCAAGGCTCTGGCGGATCGTTGCCGCCTCGGCCGGCGTGATCGAGCGCGAACGATAGGCGGCCCCGAGCGTGGCCCCGCCCTGTTCGTTGCTCGCGACCGGCTTCCAATTGGCCTGATTGGCGCGTCCGCCAGGCCCTGGGGTGTAGCGATAGCCGTCCTCTTCGCCCGGAGTGCTGTCGGGCGACGCCTGCTGCGACGCGGCGCCTGGCACAGGGAGCCACTGGCCACCACCGAGGCCGTCAGGAATGAACTGCATCCGGGGCGTGGGGTCATCAAAAACGCGCTGCGGCTGGTTGTTAGGGTCAAGCTGGTAAACGTCGCCGTCGTTGCTTTCCCATCGGTACGGCTGTGCCGTCGAAGGCATCGGGTTCTGTCGCTCCCACTGCTGGCGGCTGATCCATTCGTTGTGTTCGGCATCGCGCTGGGCCTGATCGAGCAGAGTCTTCTGCTGAGCCTGCATCGTTGGGGCGTAAATCGGGGCAAGCCCGCCGCGCTGAAGCAGAACGTCGCCGATCGTGCCGGCGATTGCCCGACCTGTCCCGCCGGGGGCGAACAGACCGCGCTTCGCTTGCGGAGCAGCCTTGGGAGGCGTCGGGGGGGTGCCAATCCCCATCTCGCGCATGATGTCCTGGCCCAAGCGCGGGTCGATGTTGGCAGGACGGCGCTGTCCGAAAATTCCGTAGCCCATCAGAACCGAAAACCTCCCGTGGCGAAGCCGGCGAGGCCGGCGCCGAGCAAGTCGCCGAGAAGCCCGCCCGACTGCTTGGTGGTCTGTTTCCCGTCGCTGCTCAGGTAGCGGCCCAAGAGCCCGCCGACATTCTGCGCGTAGTTCGACGACGCCATGCCGGGGAGCGCGGTGCCCACCGTGGCGACCCCCGCGAGGTTGCGGCCCGCGGCGTCCTGGTATTGCCGTTCCTGGTCGTAAGCCCCGCCCCGGATCCGCGCGGTGTTTTCGCCGATGGTCCGGGCGAGCGTCTTGGCGTGGTAGCCCGAGCCGAAGCGCGGCATAAACGCGCTGTTCACCGCGTCCGTCGCGTCCGCGTTGGATGCGCCAACGATATCGTCGATGTAGGGATTGGAATCGAGATACTTCCCGCCCATCACGTCGCCGTAGTAGTTGGCGGCGCCTAGCAGGCCGGGCTGATACGACCGTGCGGCGGCAAGGCTCTCGTCATAGGCCGGCTTGAGCGTGTCCGCCGCCTGCGTGACATACGGCTGCGCATACGACGTCGGCGCGATCGTCTGGTTTGACTTTGTCGTCTGCTTCTTCGTTGAGATTCCCATCTCTACATTTCCTTGGCTATCGTGAGCTGGTGCGGCAAATATCCGTCGTCACGGAGTAGCCTTGCCCATGCCGGGTGACTCGATATGCTTGCGCGGGTGCAGCCCTTCGTGCGCCCCCATTGTTCCGCTTGCGGGATCAGGGCGCGGATCGCCTCGAGATCGCCCGCCGCGACCAGCCCGTGCACTTCCTTGACGCCCGACGGGTATTGCCTGATCTCGGCGAGGATCGCCCCGGCATCGTTGCACCAGAATTGCGCCCGACCGCTTTCGACCCGCTTGTCCAGCCATTCCGCCGGGTAGAGATGTTCGTCTGCCGCTTCCATGAACCGGTCCCGCCATGCCTCGTAGGTCATCCGCCGATCTCGGGCGGGTTGTACCAAATCGGGTACGGGAAATTCGGGTCGTAGGTGCGGCTGCCTGAAGGCACGTTGCCGCCCTCTGTCCCGCCCGCTCCGCCCTGGTCCACAGGCGCGGTTTCTTCCGTCTGTACCGTGCCGCCGGACGTAACCTCCTGTGTTACCGTGGGGGCAGTGATCGACAAGGCGCCGCTGTAATCGGGCAGGGTCGCCTCGGTCGCAGCAGAGCCGGCGAGAAGCGACACCAGTTCCGGATAATTCAGCCGCGAAATGGTCCGCCCGTCGCACAGCAGGTGATTGGCGATCGGGTCCTGTGTCGGGCGGTCACGTAGATCCCCGACCCGCAAAACGCCGCCTATGAGGCCCTTGAAAGCATTCGCCGCCTTGCGGTTGAACTCGGTCTGCGAGGCCGCCGTGGCAGGAACGATGAAATCCGCCGTCGTCTTGACCGCGATGAAAGTGAACCTGTCGCTCACCTGCCCGCTCCCGGCGCCCCTATCAGCTCTACCCCCTTGGCGTGCGCCCAGGTCGTGCCCGCGGCGACTGCCACCGAAACCCGGCAATAGCGCCCGGAGGACCGCACCGGCATGTCCCCGCTGGTCTCTATCGTTGTATAGGCAACCGAGCTCAGCGAGTCGGCCAGCCGTTGCTTTGTCCCGATAGTGACGGTGATCCCGCTGTTGCTGTCGATGTCAGGACGTACAAACCGAAGGTTCGCACGGCGTCCGCCGAATACCTCGAGGTCGTTCCCGGTGAGCGTGGCCGCCATCGGCGTCCCGGTAAACGTCCCCAGCTTGTAGTCGGAGGCGAACACGTAAAGCCGCGGATCGCCACCGCGAAAGGTGGCGCTGTCGAGGCTGAGCAGCGAAGCGCCGTCGAGGTTGTCGTCTCCGGCGCCTACCGCCGGGTCCTGCTCGTCCAGCGATACGCCCTTGGTCACGCCGGAGAAGATCACCGGACTGGCGTAAGTGACCGTCGACCAGCGCCGGAGCCCCCAGTCGTACAGGTAGTGCTTGCCGCCTGACGAGCCGTTCCACACCGAAACGTGCAATACGCCGCGCACCGGGTCGATGGCGGTCGACATGCGGTCCCAATCGGCCACCGAATAGGCGGTGCGGAACTCGGCGTCGATCCACTCCTTGCCGATCGGAACGGGCTGCGTGCCGTCCCACATCATCCACCCCTCATCGGAGTAGAAAAACCCGAGGTTGCCCCACTGGGCTACCGAATGGACGGTGACGCAGCCGATGTTGGAACTGACCTCGTTGGGGTCGAAAATGAGGTTGCCGCCGACGTAATCCAGCCGCACGATCCGGTTGCGCTGGAGGATGATCCCGAACTCGCCCGACAAAATACCGTTCACCCGCCCCCCGGTGGGCAGCGTGTAGAAGTCGGATTGGTTGAAACCGAACTCCCAATGCTCCGCGTTGAAGGCGCCGGACCAGGCGATGGTCATCACGTCGCCGTCCATCACGGTCCCGATCAGGAACCCCTTGACGACGCCCAGCGCCTCGAATTTCGGTGGAGAACCACCGAGCGGGCCAACACCCCCCGCCTCGAGGTCGATCTTTTGCATCGCATCGGCGGCGTTGGTGGCGATGCCCATGCCGCCGAACTGTGCGAACCGCCAGCGCTGGCCGCCCTGGATCGAAAAGCCCGAGGCAATCTGCAACCAGTTACCGGCCTGTACCCGGTAAAGCGTGGTCGCGGTGCCGGCAACGATGACCACGCTTCCTTGCGGGTTGACGAACGACGCCCCGCCTTTGGGGGCCGCCGCCATCGCGGGGTAAACCTGCGCCCATTGCCCGACCGGCTTGTAGCCGTCTGAAGCCGAATAGACCCCATCGGCGACCCTCAGGTACTTGTCGTTGAGGCGTGGGTTCCTGTCCGGTGCGAGCGGGCCAAATTGCTGATACATCCGGCCTCCCGAAACCTGTTGGCTATTACCGCGGGTTGGTGTATTTTCGACAGATGGCCTTACTCAAGCGCATCATCCGCTGGCTTATGGAACCGCTGCCGCCCCGGCCGGTCGAACCGTGGATCGCCGCGATCTTCGACTAGCTGTGCGTATGCAGCTCGAGCGCGTCCTGGTTTTCATCGCCGGGGACGATCGCGAAATATCGTTGCCCCTCGGTGCTGTTGCTGGACGTATCGACATCTGTCGTCGCGACAGGGTTCGTCGAAAGCCCCGCTTCAGGCGGCGTTCCGCTATATTGGATCGTGCTGTTGGTCCCTATCCCGCCTGAGCCGCAATCGGCATAGTTGGTCGTTACCCCGCCGATCGTCAGGCCGCCGCAGTTCTTCTCCCAGTTCTCGATAACCGTGGTGTCCCACGAGCCCCACCAGTCGAAATGTGCCGTCGAGAACGGGCAGAAGTCGACGCCGATGGCGCGGCACGGGTCCTTGCTGACCGTCGTATTCAGGCCGGTTCCGTCGCATGGCGCGGTTTCGTCCGGGCACTCGGCCGTCGCCATGCGCATCCGGTCGCTCGACATGTACCAATATTGGAGGTCCTGGGTCCAACCGTTGTGATTGAACTGGATCTTGGTCGTGAACCGCAGCACCCTCACATAGTTCGATGGGCACTGACCGCCGCCGGGGTCGTTGTCCTCGTCGCGCGATGAATAGCGAACGTGGCTCCGTCCATCGGGCGAGGCGAGATTGGTCCCGTCCCAACAATCCTGCGCTTCGACCTGGACGATGATGTAACCAGCGGTGCAAGCGCCGTTCCATGGGTCCTCGCCGGCCGGTCCTTTGAGATAGCGAGCCTCGGTGGTGTGGTAGGCACCCGTCGGATACTTGAGCCGCGCATCGCCGACCACCGTCTGTGCAACATCGCTGACGTAGCACTGGATGCCGCCGAAGCCAGCAGGGGTGTCGGGCGAGCCGGGGTATTCGAGGCTGGCAGCCGCGTATTCGGCACGTCGTACAGTGTCGTTGTAGTTCGCTGGGTTGGCACCGCCAATGAACCGGAAATCCCGGCGTAGGCGTGTCGTGACCGAGCCGTCGGCGCCCGCGTGCGTGTAGTAGAACGTCGCGATCTCGGGGATCACGGTCAGCTTGAGGCCGTACCGCGCATCCTTGACAGACGGCTCCCAGTAGAGCGTCGTGTTGAGCGGGCCGCCCTGGCAGGCCGAGCCGGGGTAGTCGCGGCCCATCTGGTAATTGAACTCGTCGACGTGATCGATGACGTATTGATTCATCGGCCCGAAGAAGGTGTGGTCGTGGCCCGCCGGGTACTGTCCCCGGTACAGAATGGGATCGCCGCGCTTGATGAAAGTCGGCCGGCAGTTCGTGCGGAACTTGCCGTCGCCGCCGACCTCGCCAATGTGCGTCCGCTGGTTCTCGCTCGTGATCCATAGCGAGCGCGTGTAGCCGGTCTCGTCGTCGACGGCGGGCTCGTAGGCATCCGCCGGATGCGTGCTGTCAGGCGTGATCGGGGGGGACCAGTCGACCGTGCTCGACCAGGACGGCGTAACTTCGGCGGTCGTCCACGCCTGCGCATAGGCAGGCCCCGAGACCACCACGAAGAAAGCCACCAGGAGGCGGGCGAAGAAGCGCATCGCTAAATCCTTAGTTGTCGAACGCCACCGCCCCGCCGTCGAGCGTCTTGGTGCCCGCGTTGAGGTAGGTGAAGGTGTCGTTGTTCTCGAACCCGACATCGGGCTTGTAGCCGGATATCGAGAGCCCGGTCAGCGTGGTGCCGATCTGCGACCAGGTGCCCGACAGCTTCTGCCAGAACGACAGCGTTCCATTGGTGTAGTCGATCCGCATGGCGAACTCGGAACGATCAGAGCCGTTGCCGCTGACCGTACCGCTCTGGACCTCGGACGTGCCGCTCCAGATGCCCCACGCCGAGCCGTTCTCGCCCCACCGCAGCGAATAGCCGCTCGAGTTGTTCTTGCCCGGCCGGCTGAAGTTGGTAGTTCCAGTGTCGCCGAAGTGATCGGTCCCGTCGCTGATGCCGAGCCAATACTTGCTGCCGCTCGCCGTGCTGAAGCCGAACGCGCACTGCCTCAGGCCCGAGGTGCGGCTTTGGGTCAGGCGAACCGAGTGCGGTGCGTCGTTGAACCCGCCGCTGTTGCCACGGGCGATCAGGTTCGCGCCGCTGATCGTGACGTACTGCGACTTGTTGGCGCCCGTGGTCGGCTCGAAGGTCGACGCGGTTTCAGGGGGTGCCGGATCGGCACCGCGGGTGAACGTGCGGAACGCCGACCAGTCGGAATATTGGTCGACGCGCTTTACGCGGACCTGGTAGTGCGTCACGTCGTCTTCGGCGGTCGCCTCGCAGAACGTGGTCAGGTCCGGCATCGGGTCGGTGGCGTCGATCCACCACGCCTCGACAACTTCGTAATCCTCGGGCGTGAACGCTTCCGCTGCGCCCTCGGTGGCGCCCCAGCGGCCCTGCAGGGTATCGCCGATCCCGCCGCCGTCCGGGTATGCCTGGACGAAGTCGATCGAATACATCGGCGCCGCGTCTTCGTCCGGGACCAGAACGTCGTCGACGTACTTGTCGCCGAGAGCCGGAGTGGCGATGTCGAAAACGAACACCACAGGCCCGGCCGCCGCGCTGACAGATTCGGTGGATGCGCCTATCCCGTTGGTCGCAACGACGCCGACCGTGATCAAGGCGCCTTCCTCGGCCTCGGTCAGCAGCAGGCTGTTCGCGGTCTCCCCGGTCATTGCAACAGCGTCCGCGTACCACTGGTAGGCGTAGCTCGTCGGGCTGTTCGACCACAGGCCGCTTGTCGCCACGAGCGTTTCGCCGACCTCCGCCGCACCGGAAATCTCCGGCGGCGAGAGGATCGCCGGGACTTGCGAAGGCGCCCCCGAGCTGTCGATGACGGCGCCCAGGTCAACCCTGAGCGAGAGTGAGAGCATGGATGTCATCAGCGGTAGGCCGTGGCCGCGCGTTGCTGAAGCGGCGCACCGCCCGCGCGGCGTTTCTTGCCGGCGTCATTGATCTGTTCCATGATCTCGTCCGCCCCTGCCTTCAGCAACGGCAGGCGCTCGTCGTGCCAGCCATAGACTTCCGCGGCAGCGAGCGAGGCGAACAGGTAAAGGTCGGGGTGCGCGGTCAAAAGCCAGTTCGTGGTCGCTGAATCGGAAAGCGCCACGACTTTGGTGTAGTAATACAACCCAATGGTCTCGGTCGCAGCAGGCGTAGGCGCGAGGATGATGTTCCCGCCGACTATCGTATAGGCCGTAGGGGTGCCGCTCTGGGCCGCCGCGCGCATGGTCCTGAGGTGCGAGGGCGGGAAGTAGTCCAACGGCGCGTCGGGGCTGTCCTCGCGCCATGCCGAGCGCATTTCGAGAAAGCCCGAGGGAAGCGCGGTGCTTTCGGACGACGCCGAGACCGTCCCCGCCGTTTCCATGTCCGGGGTGCGCAGAACGCGGTTGAACCTCGCCTCGGCGAGCGTGATGAAATCCGGGATGACCGAAGTCAGGTCCGAACGGCCGAGCCAACCGGCTATCGAGGTCTTGAGGTCGGAGAAATTGGCCAGCGCCATCTAGACCCACCCCTCGGTTGTGCGCAACTTGCGCCAGTCGGGATCGTTCAGCTTGTTCCACACGCGGTCGGCGTGCTCGGGGTCGAATACGTCGATCCCCTCCGCAAGCCACTGGTCGATGACCACCGCCGGGATATGCGCGACCTTGTGCATGTGCCGGTCGCCGCTGTCCTTGTACCCTGCAAAGGCGTTGCGCTCGACCAGGTTCGCGTCGAGCGCACGGGCAACGTCCTGCCGCGTCTCGACGGCGATCTTCTCGCCATCGTGGTGCAGCCACCGCTCGACCCCCGTGCGGGAGTTGCGGGTCAATATGCGTTTGAGCGTCATGGGCAAAAACGGGGGCCGAACCGAAGCCCGGCCCCCTGTCCTTTAGGTGGTCTTGGCAACGTCGGTGATGAGCGCGTGCGCCTTCTCGTTGTCCACCTGGAGGGTGTACTCGAGCAGGAGCTGCTTCTTCTCGGTGTCGCCGGTCTTGGCGAGATCCCACGTTCGCATCGGACGCGCGACCGCGAGCTTGACCTTCTTCGGGTCGTAAAGCACCACGTCGATCGAACGCATGAACGGCGAAGGAACGACGGTCAGCTTGCCGAAGTTGCTGATGTAGGCGTCGGCACCGCCAACGATGGTCGCCTGCCCGTCGCCGCCCGCTTCGCGGCGCAGTTCCGCAATGCCGGTGAACGCCGAGAAGCGGGTCTTGAGGCCCGGAGGCAACTGCATGACCGTCGGACGCGCACCGGTGGTGAACGCCAGTTCCATCACATCGTTGATGTGGCTCTCGGAAAACTGCCGAGTGGCCGAAGCGTCGGTGCGCGCCGCGACCAGCGAGGTCGACGAAGCGAAACCGCCGTTGGCGCCGGCTGTGCCGGTCGCTGCGGTGTTCATCGAGACGTTCGTCACCAGCCATGCGGCGAACCCGCCCGACTGCGACGCCTGCGTGTCGGTGCCGGCGACGGACGCCTTGTTCGACAGCAGTTGGTATTCGACGTCGCGCTTCAGCTCGAGACCCTTCAGGATGACCTGATAGTCCATTTCCGAAGCGCGCCCGGCCTTGTCGAAAACCTCGACCGAGCCGGTAACGGTTGCCGTCTTGTCGGCGATCTGCGTGCGATTGTTGACGCGGACGGTGGCGGTTGCCGCGTCCATCGTTGCGTCGTCGCCTTCGATCACCGCATTGGTATCAATGGCAGAGGCAAGCGCCTGGGTCTGCCATTCGTGGATGCGCTGCGTTGCCTTGCCGCGGCCGATGTTGGAGTAAAACGGCGTCTCTTCCCGCTCGGTGCGGTCGATCAGCTCGGAAAGGTCCTCGCGGACGCCCTTGGCGTCGTAATACGAGAAGGTGTTGGTGGGCTGTGCCATGTTAAGTCCTTAGTGCCTGGAGTGCGGCAACCGCGTCTTCGACGGTGCCGCTCGAGTTCAGCTTCTGGAGCACGGATCGGCGCGTATCCGCGTTGAGCTCGGCCTTGGACCGGGCAACGCCTGGCGCTGATACCTTCGGAACGGGCTTGGTCTTGGCCGCGCGGGCGGCCTCCTGGGCGCGATCCCACTTCATGGCTTTGTAGAGGACGTGCAGATCGTTCGCGTTTGCGATGCCGAGTGTGGCATCGTCGTAACCCAGGGAATGCCCATAGGTCGCGATTTCGCTGGCGATCTCCCGCCCCTTTTCGCCTTTCAGTTCCGGGATGAGCTTGACCAGTTCGGCGGCTTCCGCCTTGCGGTGCTCGGCCTCCTGCGCTTCGATTTCCTGCGCCTGCTTTGCTTCGGCCTCCTGGCGTCTTGCCACGATTCCCTGAAGTTCGCCGACGGCCCGGTCGAAATGCGCTTTCTGGCGCCAGTATTCGGTCGGGTTCGTGTCGATCAGGCGTGGGTCCGGCTCGGGGGGAAGCTTGGCAAGCAGGAGGTCCTCAAGCGTGCGCTTTTCCTGCTCGTAGTTGCTGAATAGTGCCTCGCGCTCGGCAAGCGCCTTGCGTTCGGCGGCGATTTCCTGCTGGGTCCGGTTGACTTCCGTGTCCCGTGCCTTCTCGCGCTGGGCAATAACTTGCTGCGCTTCGGGCGGGAGGGATGCGAAAAGCTCCTTGTCAGCTTTCGTCCAGGACACTGGCGGTTCGATGGCCGGCTGTTCCGGTTCGTCCGCGGTTGCGTCCACTTCGGCGTCCGCCTGCTCCTCGGGAGCTGGGGCGACCGCTTCGGTCTCTTCGACCGCCTCGGGCTCAACGGCTTCTGCCGGAGCCTCGACGACGGGTGCTTGTTCCTGTTCCACCTCGGGGGCGGTCTCTCTGGCAGCCGCAAGGGCCGCCGCCGCGCCGTCCAGTGACAGCGGTGCGTCGCTCATAAAATCATCCTATTGTTATCAAATAACCCGCCGCCCCATTGCGGTCAGGTTGGCTTTCAGAACCGTGTTGCTCGCCGCGACTTCGCTGCGCTGCATCAACTGGACCGTGCCGCCTGTCGCATTGACGCGCACAACCCACTTGGCCCAAACCGGCGTGTTAGTGTTCGCTGCACGCACCCCGGTCGTGGCCCCGGTAGTCGTCGCGTCGGCAAGCTGCTCGGTGCCGCCAAGGGCCGTTGCGCTTACAGCCGCCACGTTGATCCCGATGATTTCCGCACCGGCCGGCACGTCCAGCGCAAGCCCTATGCCGGTAGTTGTCGCCGCCGTCTGGTAGGCGCCGAACACCTCGACAAGGTATGTCGTGTTGGGGTCGGCGGTGAACGATAAGCCCGATACGCTGGCAAAAGCGGTTGTCGATACGGTGGAATCGCTCGCGAGCTTTGCCCATGTCCAGCCATCCGTGCCCACAGGGCCCTGTATGCCGGCCGGTCCTTGTGCGCCGTCGGACCCTGCGGGGCCTTGCGCGCCCGTTTGCCCCGTTTGTCCGGTCTGCCCCTGTGCGCCCTGTGGCCCGGTATCCCCCGTGTCGCCTTTCGGACCTTGCGCGCCTGTCGCCCCCTGCGCTCCGGCTGTCCCCGCCAGACCCTGAGGTCCAGTCGGCCCTGCGGCACCCTGAGGGCCTGTAGCGCCCGCCGGACCAGCGTTCCCCGCCGGCCCCGCCGGACCTTCGGGGCCTGTCGGACCTTCTGGACCCTGCGGCCCTACCGGGCCCTGCGAGCCGCCGCCGTTGTAAAGCTCCTCGAAGTTAGCGTTGATCTTCTCGCGCTGGTAAACGCTCATTTCCCTGATGATTAGCTGCCGCATAGGGCTAGCCCAAAAAGCCCGTCTTGCCGGACCTCAGGCGGTCCACGTCCTTTTGTGCCACACGTCCGTTGGCGACGATCGAGCGTAGGTGGCTTTCGACCTTGCCGACGATCTGCACCGCCTGCCAAAGCCGTTCCCGCCCATCGTTGTCGCGCAGGGCTGTGGCTTCCCATGCCTTGACGTATTCGGCCTTCAAGGTCTCGAATGCGGCCCCGACAAGCTGCAAGTCCTGATCGGCGCGATGGCCGTCACGAATCTGCTCGCCGAGCTTGTCCTCGTTCATGATGCGAACCTGCGGCGCTGTGCACTGTCGACAGCGCGGAAATAGCGGTCAAGGACCGGCGCGATCTTGTAGCGCCTGTCGGGCATCCCATCGTCGCGCAGCTTGTCCCAAACACGGACCCGGATGCTTTCCGGGACCTCGTATTCGCCGAAGTCTGTCAGGACGGTCAGCTTCACGCGCTCAAATCTCCACCGGGCCTGTTCTCGCTGATGTTCGCCTTCACCGAGGCATCCAGTGCCGCCCGTTCGCGCCCAAGCTCGGCTTCGATCAGCATCTGCTCTCGGGCGAGCTCGATCTCGGCGGACTTGGATTGCCGGGCAAGTTCAAGTTCGGCCGCCTTGGTTTCACGCGCCAGATCGAGCTTGGCGCTGGCCTCCTCGCGCATCAACTGGAGCTTCAATCCGGCTTCTTCGCGCTTCAGTTCCATGTCGGCCTGCGCCGATTGGGCGGACATCGCTGCCTTGGCCTGTTCGGACTGTCCCTGCATCTGCAGCCTGGCCTGCTCGAGCTGCATCTTGCCCTGGATCTCGGCCATCTTCGGATCGGGCGGCGTCTCGAACTCCTGTTCCGGGTCGGGCTGGGTGAAATAGCTGTCGACATCGCGGAAGCCGGCAAGCTCGGTCATGCGCTTCAACGTATTGTAAACGTTCTCCAGCGTGACCAGCGGGCCGTTTGCGCCGCCTTGCGTCTCGATCGCCTGCACCTGCCGCTCGAGGATCGCGTTGAGCAAGACCAACTGCTGCTGCTTTGAACCCGACCCCAGCGCCACGTTGACCGTCATGTCGGCGCGGGTTTTCCATTCGCGCGGGTCGACCGGAACCCACTTGTTTCTGAGGCGCATGACCTTCTGCTCGTCCTGGTGCTTTCTGAGCAGTTCGTGGATATGCAGGAACAGGTCCTTAATGCCGGTCTCGGCGAAAATTCGGGCGATGAGCTTGATCCGCATCATCGACTGGTCGAGCAACCCCTGAAAGCCCGTCGCGGTCTGCGATGCCTTGTTCAGCACGTCGGGGTCGATGCCCCCGGTGTGCCTGGTAACGCCAGTGCGGGTCTCGCGCGACTGGTCGACGTATTCGATCAGCGGGAGGATGTGCCCGCCCAATTGCGTGTTGGGAATCGGCCGCAATTGCTCGACGTTCCGCATCCGGACGAGTCCGCCGGGACGGTTGGTCAACAGGTCGTCGAGCGTGTTCTCATCCGCCCCGTCAGAGCCTACCGCGATGCGCTGGTTGTTCAGCAGCGAGGCGTTGTCGAGAAGCGCCCGGAGCAGGTGCGTCTTGATCCGCATGATGTCGATGGTCAGGTCCGCCACCGAACGGCCGATGAACCTGTGCGGCATCGGGTAGGGCGTGATCGAGTGGAACGGCATCCGGTCCAGCTCTTCGGCGTCCCCCAGGAGCACATTGCCCGAGCCGGCGGTGATGACCTTGACCAGCTCGGCAACGCCGTCCTCGTCCACGTCTAGCCTGACATAGTGCTCGGTCACTTCGATGAGCCGCATCGCCTTGTTGACGATCGACGATGGCCCGGTCTCGTTGTCGAACGTGTTGCGGGCGGTGTTTTCGGCGCTCGTGTCCTCGCCCGCCGCCGGCAGGTCGTCGATGACCTCCTTCGGATAGCCCTCCTCGATCAGTTCCGAGGCTGATTTCCGGTAGGTGTGGCAGCAGTAGGACGACGAGGGGATGTCTCGCGCGCGCTTGGCGATGCCGAACTCCTCGGGAGGAACTGCAGCAGCCTTGAAGCACCCGCGCTTGTACGATTTGCGCACGACCACATCGTACCGCGTTTCGTCCCCCTCTGTGGTGGCGGTCTGCTGCACGATCTCGGCGTCCGCGTCGGCGGCGATCGCTGCATAGCCGGATTCGTCGAGGTTCTTGTAGGTCTCCTTTTCGGCGGTCTCGTTTTCCTCCCACCACGCCTTGACGATGCCGTTCTTCGACAGCAGCGCGTCCTTGATCTGGCTGTAGAGGATCAGGAAGCCGGGGTTCTCGTGCATGAAGACGTGGTTGACGTAATCGGTCTCCTGCCGGGCCGCTTCCACGTCCTCAGGGCCTTGCGGCGAAAACTCGCAATACTCCTCACCACTGGTGAATATGTCCATCAGCGCCGGCAGCATGGTCTCAATGGTGTCCGAAACGTCCGACGAAGATGCGCTCGTCTGCCCCTCCAGCACGGGCATGTATTCGCCGAGATCGCCCAGGTAGAAGTCGAGCGCCATCCCGCGCTGCTTGCCCAGGTCGGACGTGCTGTCCGAGCTGATCGCGGATGCCTTCTCGGCTATTACGATGGCGCGGATTTGATTGGTGTCTATCACGCCACTCCAACCTTGGGATAGTTGATCTTCTTGCCCCACGCGGAGACGGGCTGGTTGTTGTGGCTGACCGCCATCAGCCCGAAAGCATCCGCACCGTGGCTGGCCCAATCATGCTCGGGGCCAAGGCCAATGTTGCGGGCATCGTCCTTCTTTTCGTGATACCAGCCTAGGGCCTCGCGCCCGCCAACCGTGCTGTCCTCATCGAACCACACGGATGGGAAAAGCCGCCGCGCCGCCTCGATGCGAGCCGCGGCGGCGCCCTTGCCCTGGTTAGGAACGACTGTGACCGTGTAGCCAGCGGCCCTCAGAGCGCTTTCATACGAGACATCGAACACCTTGTCGTTCGTCGCCCCGTCATGCGGAAGCCAGATTTGCGCCTTGTCGGGCGTGTATCCCTTCGACCGAAGCCAGGCTATGTGCGTTGCCAGCGGTTGTCCGACCGCCTCGTAATAATCCCGCGTCCGGACTTCCTTGCCGATGAATTGCGCCGGCCAAATGGCCACTGCATCGGCCCGCGCCCCGGTGCCGCCGATGTCGAAGAACAACCGAATCGTCATCAGCGGGTCGAAAGCTACCCGGCCGATTCTCTTGTCAGAACGCGCCTGCGTCAGATCGCGGGCGAAGTAAGCGCCTTCCGCAACCGAGACGTAATCGCCTTCCCAAATGTGCTCGTACTGGTCCGGGCTCATCCGCAGGCAGTCGAGCCGCTCCTGCTCGAGCTCGGCGGTGAACCACGGATTGTCGCGCCAGTTGGCTTTGACGATCGCAGCCCCGGTCGGCCTCTCTTCCCCCCGGAACATGATGTCCACCGGATCGATCCGACGGCGCGGGTTGTAGCTCCACCACATCTGCGATCCGGAGGCGCGCATGGTCGGGCGGTATAGGCTGATCGAATGGGCCGTGCCGCCTTGGGCTTCCTCCCACCACCCGCGCTTGAAGCCCTCCAGCGACTTGATGCTGTCGGCGGTGTAGTCGTTCATTCCCTTGAAGATGATCAGCCCGTCGCCAGGAGTGCGGATCACGTCACGGTAAATCTTGAACCCGTCCGCCTCGCCCAACCGATGTTCGGACAGCTTTGTCTCAAGCAGCAGCTTCGATGACTGGGCCAGGTCCTTTTGCACCTCGCGGATGCAAACCGACCGCAGCCCTTCCCCGCCACTATCGCCAGGCTCAGCCAGGCTGTCTTCGATCAACAGGCCGCCGAAGAAATGCGATTTGCCCGATCCTCGGCCACCCCAGGCCACCTTGTCGCGTGCAGCCGGCAGCAGCCGCTCGAATACCTCAGCGGTCGGTATTTTGAGGACGGACAATTTCCCGCTCGATCTTGTGAACCATCTTCATGGGCTCGTCCGGATCGCCGGCATGAACGACCTTCTCAGCGAACGCGCGGCTGAGCTTGGAAAGGTGCCAGCGCTCAGCATCGAAGGCGAGGCGGCCAAGGCTGGGGTCTTTCGCGCTCTTGGCGTCTTCGACTGCTTTCTCGGCCCGCGTGTAGTAGCCGATTTCGCGCGCGCGCACGATTGCGCTTGCAAGGTCGTCGTCACCCTTCGACCACCGCCACACTGTGGCTGCATCGGGCATCCGCTTGTCGCGGCAAATCTGTCGCATCGACTTGCCGTCCTGAAGGGCTTGCAAAAGCTCTTCGATCACATCCTCGGCGAAGTCGTTTCGATAGGCCATGTCACACCTCGCCCCCGAGGCTGCCGCGGCTGATGGCTTCCAGTGCTTTGAGTTGTTCGTCGCATTGGTGGACGGCACCTTGCCATGTCCAGATCATCTCTTTGGCCTCGTTGATGCGGCGCTGGTATTCCTCGCGGGTTTCGGCCGTGCGCTTGTAGAGCGGGCGTTCTTCGGGCGGGGTTTCGAGGCCGTAGGTGAAGTGGTACTTCAGCAGCGACGAGTGCTGGGGGATGGTCAGCTCGATCCCCTTGGCTTGTGCGATCCCGAGAAGGAACTCGGCGTTGGGGCGCTGATATTCGTATTCCTCGCCAACAACGAGATCGATGCCCCACAGGCCGATCTCGTCGGGTTGCTCGAGGATGGCGGCGGCGAACATGTAGCTGAAGCTGGAAACGAAGTAGTTGCGACCCATCAGGGCTTGGGCTTGCTCGACCGGGTAGGGCTTGCACTTGGGGTAGTTCGGCACATCCTCCGGGCGGAGGTAAACGTCGATCGGCTTTCTGTCCTCACCGAAGCTGTGCGGATCCTTGAGCCAGGCGCGGTAGAGATCGCCTGCGTATTCGTCCCAGAAGCGCTCGGCGTGGATTTCAAAGCAGCGGTCCATTCGCGGGTGGTCGCGGTAGCGCCAGGTCAGTCCCCAGACTTCCCACTCGGGATCGTCGAACGGGCATTGGTCCATCGTGACTGTCGACGAACCCAGAATTGCGATCTTGCGCGGCATTAGCGGTCAGTCGCGCCGAGCATGACGTAGGCTGTGGCGCTGGCAGCGCCGCCCAGGATCATCGATGCGAAAGTGAACGAGCTCGGGAGCGACACGAGAATTTGATGGCCGGGCGGGACGTGGACCAGCCCGGCGACCGCGCTTCCCGCGGCCGGCACCGAAGCGGTATCGGTGGACGAGCCGAACTGCGCGAACAGGCTGACCGCGGCCGGATTGTAGATCGCGACCTGCCGGGTGCGCCCG